CAATCCGTTTGCTACAGAAAATATTCTTTTAGGACCGGGGACAAAAGCTACAATAAAAGCATCTGAGGAAGTTTCTAGAAAAAAATCAGAAGCAGCTATTAACGAAGCAGAAAAACGTTCTGCGGAGGAAGTACAAGCTATACAAGAGCAGCAAGCTGCAACTAAAAAGAGAGCTTTACAATTAGCTAGAGAAGAATCCTCAGCCAAAAGAAGAGGTTCTCCGGGTCGTCCTATATTAACTTCCTTATCAAAACAGGAATCTATTCTGGGGTAAGTAATGTCTGAAAAAGGTAAATGGATAATTAAGCAGTTCGATACTTTGAAATCCAATAGGGTTAATTGGGAATCTCATTGGGACGAGATTCAGAAATACTTCATTCCACAAAAGGACGACATCTATGGAATTAGGACTGTCGGTGAAGAAAAGCATAACAGGTTATATGATTCTACAACTATCCACGCTGTTGAATTATTGGCTTCTGCTTTACATTCCATGCTTACCAATCCTTCTCTTAAATTTTTCGGACTCTCTACAGGTGATCCTATACTTGATAGGAATGAATCTGTTAGAGATTTTTTACAGAAGAGTACTGATAAGATACACGAAGTATTAAATAATTCAAACTTCCAAACACAAATCCACGAAGTATATATGGATTTAATTTCATTTGGTACCAGTTTTATTTTAATAGAAGATGATGACGAAAGAGTAGTAAGATTTCATGCTAAACCTATTTATGATATTTGGGTTAGAGAAAATAACTTAGGACAGATTGATTCTTTTTATCACCGATTCAAATGGACAGCTAGAAAGATAGCTAAAGAATTTGGAGAAGAAAATTTATCTAGCAAATTAAAAGCGTGTATAGATAAAGATGGAGAGAAGTTTGAAATAATTCATGCAGTATTTCCTAGGAACGAAAAGTTTACTGATATGAGATTTGGAAAGAAATCTTTGAAGCGTTCAGCATTTGCATCTTTCCATGTTTTAATGGATGACTGCACAGTATTAAGAGAATCAGGTTATCGAGAGTTCCCATCAGCAGTGCCTAGATGGACAAAACTCTCCGATGAAATATATGGACGTTCCCCTGCAATGAAGTCTTTACCGGACGCTAGAATGTTGCAGCAGATGATGAAGACTACTATTAGAGGGGCGCAAAAAATTGTTGATCCACCATTACAAGTTATTGATGATGGGATGTATCGACCAGTGAGAACTAAGCCGGGAGCATTAAACTACGTAAGAAATGAGAAAGCCATTTCCCCTATTATTACTGGTAGTAGAATTGATCTTGGTGAACAGATGATGGAAAGTGTTCGTAATAGAATACGATCCGCATTTTTTATAGACCAGTTACAATTAAATGAAGGACCTCAGATGACTGCCACAGAAGTAAGGCAGAGAACAGAAGAGAAACTCCGTTTATTGGGACCAGTATTAGGAAGACAACATAACGAATTACTACGTCCTTTGATTGATAGAGTATTTGCTATCATGTTACGTAAAGGCGAACTGCCTACACCACCAGATGTATTAAGGCAAACTGATGGACAACTGGATGTAAATTATATATCCGCAATAGCTAGAGTACAAAAGTCTTCTGAATCACAAAACATTATTAGGTCTATAGGAGACATTGCACCATTAATTGAAAGCGATCCTTCTATTTTAGATAATGTAAATGGAGACAAAGCCTTTAGATATGTTGCAGATTTACATGGGGTACCTCAATCTATATTTAGAAAAGAAGACGAAGTAGACGAGATCAGGGAAGCTAGATCACAAGCGCAACAGCAGGAAGCTCAGGCGGAACAACAATTGCAACAAGCGCAGACTATGAAACAACTAGCAGGATAACTTATGACTAAAAAAAGTAAAATAGACAAGGCATCGGACCTAGTACGTTTGTATCACAAAATTTTCAAAAGTGAGGAAGGCGAACAGATACTGTTCGATATTATGAATCATTGTGGTATGTTAGACGCAACATTTACCAGCAACGCTGGAAAGATGGCATATAATCAAGGTAAACGATCAGTGTGTGTCTACATACTATCTAGGCTAGATACTGATCCGAGAGAATTTCGTCGCCAGATGGAAGAAGCTCTCGAACAAGATAACTATCTAAACTTGGAGGACTAATGATTTTTAAACGACCTTACTTATTACTTAACTCTATCTTGGAGGGTGATGATGGAGGTACTACAACAACTAGCACGACCGATACCACCGATGGAGGAGATGGCGATTCAACAGGAGGAGGCGATAGTACTAATAATACTTCTACTGATAATAATAGTATTGAGTTGCCAGAATTCATGAAGGATTGGGGACTAGATGACGATGTTGCTAAAGACCCAATTATTCAAGACTTTAAATCTCCCGCTGATTTGGCTAAGTCTTATGTACATGCTAAAAAGTACATTGGTAAAGATAAAATAGCTCTACCAAACAAACATGCCACTAAAGAAGAATGGGATGAAATTTTTACAAAACTAGGAAGACCGGAGGAAGCTGATAAATATGACATTCAAATTGATAAAGAAAAATCCGCCATTGATGAAAATTTCCTTGGAGAATTCAAAGCAAAAGCGCACAATATCGGATTGTTGCCCCACCAAGCCCAAGAGCTTGTGGATTTCTATAACACCAAAATTGCTTCGGAAGGCGAAGCTCTCCTCAAACAAATTGAAACAGAAGATGAGACAGCAAAGCAGGAACTCAAAGACGAATGGGGAGACTCCTACGACGCACAAGTAGGTTATGCGAAATACGCATTGACTGAATTTGGTTCTGATAAAACCGTTGAAGCATTGAAGACTGCTGGTGTAGCCAGTAATCCTGAACTTGTAAGACTTCTAGCCAAAGTTGGTAAAGAACTATCTGGGGACGCAGCACCAGGCATGAAGGAAAAGACTTCTGGTGGTATGACTCCTCAGCAGGCTATGGATGAATTAGATAATATTAGAGGGAACCCAACACATCCTCTAAATATTGAAGATCATCCGGGACATGAAGCAGCCCTTAGAGAACAGGAAAAATTAGCTAAATTAGCATATTCTGCAAAAATTTCTTGACAGTAGTCCGAATTTAGGATTATCCTAGATTTAAGTAGTCTGGGATAATCCATTCGGACCCCTTCATAGGACTTCTAGGAAGGACCCCATTTCGGGACAATCTATCCGATAGGTACAATTAACATTAACTTTTTGGCTAGGAGGCTGAAATGGCTAACACTTTTAACTCCCTCTTGGAAGAGTGGCGTGTACGAGAATTCGAAAAGAATGTGTACATTAACGCTCAACAAAGAGATTCAAGAATTGCTTCACAGGCGATTTGGGGTATGCAAAAGTCTAAGTTGAAGTCTTATGATATCATCAATACAACTAGTGTTGTTGAAAGACTTGATCGTTACGGCTCTACTCCAAACATTGATGTCGATCATGCAAGACGCTCCGTATTCCTAAAAGAATACGAATGGGGTAAACTAATTGATGACATTGACACTATTAGAACACTGAATGATCCAAAGAATCCCTATACCAAAATCATGACTTATGCTTTCAAAAGAAAGATGGATGAAATCTTTATTGAAAAAGCCCTAGGAAATGCTCTTGAGGATGAGGACGGTGGAACAACTCAAGCCCTTCCTAATACACAGCACATCGCTGCTGTATCAGGTGGTGCTTTGTCTGGTCTTAATATCGATGCTCTAAGACTTGCTAAATACAAGTTTGACAGCCAAGATATTGACCCAGATGCTACTCGTTATTTCGCTATCACTGCAAAACAGTTGCAGGACTTGCTAGAGCAGACTGAGATTACAAGTGCTGACTACAACGTAGTAAAAGCACTAGTAGCTGGACAGGTTGATACTTTCATGGGATTTAAGTTCATTCTTACTAACCTTCTTGACACTGAGCCTGATGTAGTTAACTACAATGTCACAACTGGTGAATACGATGCTGGCGGAACTTCTGGACAAGATAACCGCCGATGTATTGCTTGGGTTGCTGATGGTATGCGTATGACTACTGGCAAAGGCTTCTCTGCAAGAATCAGTGAAAGAGATGACAAACGCTACATTCCTCAAATTTACGGTTGGATGTCAATCGGCGGTGTGAGAATGGAAGATGCGAAAGTTGTCGAAATCAACTGTACTGAATAGGAGGATATCATGGCTGAACTAAAGATGATTAATAGAACTAAGTATGATACCGCCAATGCTATAATCGGAATGGGAGAACAATCCGGTGGAATTAAGATCGCTTATGATAAGTATACTTATACTGCCGCGCCCTCAGACGCTGATACTCTTTTGGGACCAAAACTTCCAAAGGGTGCTAGAGTCCTTGACGTAATCCTAAAAGGAACCACCGGCGGTGGTACTGGCGATTACGACTTTGGATGGGCAGCTACCCTAGATGAAGATGGCGCAACTTTAGCGGCTGATCCTAATGGACTTATCGATAATCTCGATACTTCCGCCGGTGCAGCTATTAAACAAATGGTTGACGATGTTAACTTGGCGGGTCAATTTATTAAGTTTGGACAAGAAACTCAGACTTATTTGACCTTTGTAGCCGGTCCAACAACCGCTACTGGTACTGTTGAAGTCGCTATTGTATACGTAGTTGACTAGACGCTGACTAAAAAATTGCAAAGCCCCTGTCTATAGGATATACTTATAGGCAGGGGTTTCTTTATCTAGGAGCATATATGGCTGTATCCGAAGTTTCCATATGTAACTCAGCATTAACTAAAGTAGGCAACACTCAATATATTTCTTCTTTGGTGGAGAATAATAAGGCTGCCAAAATCTGTAATCAACAATATGAGTTTATTAGGGATATGGTATTGGCTGGCGGTTTATGGACTTTTGCTATAAAAAGAGTTTCTTTAGCCCAAGTGGCTACTTCACCTGCTTTTGAATATACTTATCAATATCAACTACCGAGCGATTTTTTAACAGATGTAGAAGTTAGCCCGGACCAAGTAGACTATGTTATAGAAAGCGATAAGTTATTGACTTATTCAGATACACTTTCTCTTAGGTATGTTTATAGAAACGAAGACCCAACACATTGGTCTCCTGAATTTGTAGAAGCCTTTGCTACAAGATTAGCTGTAGAATTAGCTTATCCTCTAGTACAAAGTGTAACTTTAAAAAAGGAATTAATGGAGGAATATAAATTATTAATTGGTGATGCTAGAACTTTCAACGCTCAGAAAGGTAGACCTAAATCTCTACAGGAAGATACTTTCCTAAATAGTAGATGGCAGGGTGTACCGTACGGAATGGAAAAGAATAATGGCTAAGTATAATTTTTATCAAACATCTTTCTCTTCTGGTGAAATGTCGCCAAAATTAAGAGGCAGGACAGATATTAAAGAACACGCGCGTGGTTGTGAGATATTAGAAAACTTTCTAATTTCTCCAACAGGTGCTGCCATTCGTAGACCCGGAACACAATTTCAATTAGACTTAACAAAGTATTTCACATCCCCTTATATTTTTCCTTTTATATTTGACGGTACTACTGCATACAATATTATTGTAGAAACAGCAGATGCTTCTTCCCCTGTAGTTTTTCCAGAAGCTGG